CCACTCATATCTCCAGAACCTGTTTGAATTGGCTGTCCAATTGTGTCGTTAGAAGGTTGATTTTGTTGATCTAATAATCTTTGATATTCGTTTACAAGATTTCCATACATATCTTGGTAATTAGGACCTGTATTTGTTGTGTTATCCTGATTTGCTAATCGTTCGTTTTCTTTTCGAATAGCTTCTGCAACTAAATCTCTACGTTCTACCATAAAATCCGATGCATCATAAGCATCTTGATCAAAGTTTTGAGCCATAGACCTTAATTGTGCAGATAATACTGGATTTTCATCTACTAAAGAATTTGCATAACTTTGAAGATATCCAGATGAAGTATTTCCACTTTGGTTTCTAAAATTTTGAGCTTGTGCAGACCCTAAATTTTCAAGAAGAAAATTATAAATATCATCTGAATTAGTAAGTGTAGCAGGGTCAATAAAAGGAATAACATCATCATCAGTTATTACAGTAGGATCAATATCATCTGTAGTAATAGTATCATCTGTAGTAGCTGAGTCATCTGTTGCAGCCGTATCGTCAGTAGCTGCTGTATCGTCTGTTGTTACAGTATCGTCAACAAAAATATCTAAATTAGGATCATATTCTAAACCGCCGGCTATTTGTGCCTGAGAAAATGCATCGCTAGCTCCACCTGGAACATATTCACCATTTTCTATAAAAGCATTGTTATTTCCAAAAGCAGAGTTTTGCATAGCTGCTACATCGCTATCAAAAAGTGATCCACTTGTACCACCATAATTATCTACAATACCGCTACCATCGGTAGCGTAAGTTACACCACCAATAGTAACAGTTCCATCTGCATTGTTAGTTATTAAATCGTTAAGATAATTAAACATATTTTACGCCGTATAAGTTATAACACAATTCGTAATACCTGCGTTTGATATCACCCTCATGCCTCTTTTTAGCCTTAAACCTGGATCTGAATAAAAACTATCGCTTGAACCAGAATTTACTTTAAAAGTAAATTGAGTAGTGTATGTTCCAGCATCATTTTTTGATTGAATGTCTACAGTTCCATCAGCTGAATCAGCTTCTAAATAAAGACCTCTAAAATAGACGACTTGATTTGTGCCTTTTGCTTTAGTGTATGCGTTGTCAGTAGTTCCTGCAACTACTTCCGTAGTTGCGTTGGAACCCTGTTGATGACTTTTATAGTGTCCAGCCATTATAACCTCCTATTAAAGTACGTTATTATTTTGGACGTAATCTACTGTTAATACACCTACACCTGCACCGGCATTAGCACTCAACAATCTAATTCTTTTCTTGTCTGTTCCGCTATCTAGCCAATTGTCAACTCTTGGTTTATTAGCACCAGGTGTTGCACTGACAATACCAAGTGTACCACCAGCAACAGCTGTTGCAGTAGTTAGTGATGTTGCATCAACAACTTGACCATTATCCCATCCAAGACCTGCTGTTGAAGCAGCTCCATTCCAAGCTACAGTTACATATAATTTAATTGATATAATTTGGCTATTAGCAGGAATAATAATAGTTGTAGCAGGAGTCGCAGTATTCTGTGTTACGCTCACTGATTGTGAAATTACAGAAGAACCTACGTCCTTCATGTTTGTTTGTACGTTAGTACCTGTTGTATTTGATATAGGACCGGCTTTAATTGGTCCTGAAAATGTTGTTTGACCCATAATATTCTCCTTAGTCTGGTTAAGTCGACCTCAATGGTCGTCTAAAGATATCTTAGGGTACATAATTAATTAAACAAATGCAAACAAAAAAAAGGGAGCCGAAGCTCCCTTTTCTGAATTCAAATACTTAAAATTAATTAAGCACCGTTTGAACCAAAGATAGCACGAGGATCGGACCACCCGTAGCTGTAACGCTCACGAGCTTTGAATCTCATATTACCTGTGTTGAATTCACCTTCCATAGCTGTTCTTAGAGGCGAACGGTTAAAGTGTTTTAAACCGTTTGGTGCGTCTGTAAGCATGAACCATGCGTCTGGATCTGTTAAGAAATTGTTAACAGTGTATCCTTGTGGCACTGCACCTGAAGATTTAAGTGCATTGATGTCATTGTCAGCAGTTCCTACACGACCAGCAGATTCCATAAGTCTTTCTGCTACGAATTGTAGTTCCGCTGGAACAATAAGTTTTTGTCCACGAAGGGCAACGATAAGACCTCTTTCATCAGTAAACTGACTAATTGAAATTAGTGCGTTTTCTATTGATGTTTCGTTCAAATCTGTTGCAGTTACAGGTGTGTTAGCGAATGTTCCGCCTACAGCAAGTGGATGGTCGGTTGCAAGTAAAGTCTTGCCATCGCCACCAGTAAAGCCAGCAGTGTATGCGTTATTTAAAACGGATGCACCTTTAACTTGTTTACTGTGTGCCATTGATCGTGCAAGTGCACGAGTATAGCGGTTGGACAATCTGTCATAAAGGTTGTCTTCGACAGCTTCTTCAGTTAAGGCAAATGCCATTGCTACAGTTTCGTGTGTGTAACGAGCTGTATAAACTTCTGAAGCGTTATCGTACTCAACCCCTGCACCTTCTGATTTAGTTGGTGCTGCTCCAAATCCGGAAAGCATTACTTCTTCTTCGAAAGCTCGGTCTGATGACTCTGTTTCGAAAATTTCAGCAGCTTGATCTCCGTATTTGGAATATTCTAAGCCAAAGAGAGCGTTTAAGCCAGGCTCTAGTTCTTTAGCAAGTTGTGCTCTTGATATAGCCATTTTTTACTCCCTATACGCCAGTAGTACCAGCACTAAATGTATGGTTATTTATCATAACTACTACACCTGTATTGGTTACTGTTGTTAAATCATTAGTTGGATTTGTTGTCACTCCTAAAGCTTTTAGAGGAAGAGAAGCAGTTGTTGCTGCTGTTCCTACATCTAGCTCAGCGTGAGAAATTCCAGCTGTTGTGCTTCCTACCGGGCTGTTATCCACGATATCATAGTTAGCGAAAACGCCAGCTATAGTGAATGCTGCGTCTGCTTGCACTTCACATACGATACTTGGATCATCTACGACATAAGCTTCTACTACACTAGTGACGTTTGCGTCACCAATCCAGTTGTTTGACCATCTTGGTGTTCCTGTTGAAGAATCTGTGAATTGGCATCCGTTAAACACGCCCAGCACAAGTCCCCCATCACTAGCAGCCATTCTTTTGATATATCCAGACGCTAGTCCTTTTACAATATCACCTTGAAAGATCGAGGTAGTATCAGAATTTGATATTTCGTATCTTGATTGACCGCCAGTATACGCACCGCCGCCTAATAGACGAGCAGGACGTAAACCAAATGGAGCATCTAAGTTTGTTAAAGCCATTTATTACTCCTAATTAATGTTATGATTCAGTCTTAATCTGAACCAAAGGTTACTTTTGAACTTCGCTCTGCCTGAAATTTAGGCATTGCGGGATTATTGTCACGCATCCAATCGTTGTCAACCGCTTGCATTTGCTGTTTAGCACGCTCTGCGTAATATTGTTTGCGTTGTTCAATGAATTCTTCTGGTATTCTCGCCAGAAGTAAACCGCCTATCCCTATGACTCCAGCATATTTGCCTTCCTCGACACTTGGAAAAACGAAATCCTCATACTCGTCCGCACGAACAAGCTCATAGCCTTCGGTTATTCTTGAGTGGACATTATTTTTATCCTCATAACCTAAAACTTCAGCTCGAATCCATCTATGGACATAACCAGACGGAGCATTTGGGGCGTGCAATTTACTAGGTGGTCGCCATTGCACAGGGCGTTCGGCAGAGGCTCGTGTTTGCGTTTCACGAGAGCTTCTGTTAATTTGTGTATCAGATTTAGCAGCAACTTCAGCGGTAGCTTTTTGTTCTGCTTCTATGTATTCCATTTCATTATCTTTTTTAGACATGATGTACCTCTATAAATCTCTTGCCGCAATTTTTGCAACTTCTTTAGCATACGCATCTAGCGGTACACCAAGTTTTTTAGCTACAGAAATTTGGGCTGGGGTTAGTTTAACACTCTTTTTGTTCTTTTGGCTAGTTCTTCCTTGAGAAACTGACGCAACTTTTTGTGCAGGAGCAGATTTACCATTAAATTTATGAGGAAAATCTTGTCTCATTCTTGCATCTATTTCGTTATAATACTCGTCAGATTGAGGATCTAAACCTTCTTCTTCAACTAATTGTTGATGAATTGTAAAAGCAGTAGCAGTCATAGCTCTATCTTGACCAAACCAACTATTTTCTTCTCTTTCTGCCCACTCTGTAGCTTTTGCATCAGGTTCGTCTTGAACAGGTTGTTGAACAGGTTGTTGATATTGATTTAAAGGAATTTGTTGTTGAGCTTGTTGTTCTTGCATTTGCTCTGCACGTTGCTTTTGTTTTTCTTGATTGTCTTTGAAAATTCTAAGTCTTTCTTTTTCAATAGCAATCTTAGCCATAACTTGTTGAGCATCAGCCATCTTATCGACTTCGCCAGACTCATAAGCGTCTTTAAAAGCGGCTTTAGCTTGTGCTTCTTGAGAATCAATACGGCTAGAAGCTTCTGAGCTATAACCTGTATTTAAATTAGAAAGTTGACCTCTTAAAGCATCTACTTCATTTTTTTGCTGTTGAGCAAATTGCATAGCAGCGGCTTCTCTTTCTTCGGATTCTTTTCGTTGAGCAACAAGTTTATTAATTCTTTTTTGAGTTTTCTCTCTTCTTTTATCAAGATCTTCCTCACTTAATGCTTGTGGTTCGTTGTTTCCATCAGACGTATCTAGTGATATTTCTGCTGGTTGACTTTCATCAAGCGTTACTTCTTCTTCTACTTCGATGATTTGGGCTTCTTCTGTTTCGTCATTTGTCATAAGACACTCCTATATAGTATAGACATCAGTCGGTTCTAAAATAGTTCCGAGTATTTCATCGTCATTTAATATTCTAATCTCGCCATCTTCTAGCTTGATTCTTGTTCCTGCATACTTACCAATAATAACCCAATCACCTTGCTTGCAATATGGCCCGCTTGGAAATTTAGTTTTATCTTTGTAAGCATCAGGTCCAACTTGGACGATGTAAGCTACAACCGTAGCTATAGATTCTCGCTCTCGTGTCTCATCTGTTATAAGAATTCCACCTTTAGTTTTTTCAAAACCCTGGAAAGGCATTACCACAATGCGATATCCTGTTGGTTGGGGCATTCTTTGTTTAGCTGATTTTTTAAGAAGTTTTGGGTCTAAGACTCTATCTTCTTCTTTGACATAGGCATCAGATACTTGTAGTTCAGATTTTTTGTCTTCTACTTTATCTTCTACCTTCTTTTTGGCGTACCTTTCAGGTACTATCAGGTTTTTAACCATCTGCACGTTCTCCTCGTGACACCAGAGCAATTATCTCTTGCTCCACATAGGACAGGCTCTGTAGTTGTCCGATGCAGGCCCGATATGATTCCCAATCTTTGCAGTTCCCTGAAGTTATTTTTACTTGAACATCTTCTCTCTGTTCACGAACAATATGAAGTATTTGCTGAATTAATTCAACCCCATCTTTCATTTTTTTTCTCCATCGCTATATAAGTTGTTAAAAGTTACATTTGGATCAGTGTAGCTTTCATGCTCTTCACTACTGTGAATCCATTGACTTGGAGCAAAATCAGGTGCTCCTTCTCCTGTTGACCATAATGCAGGATTTGTTACTCTAACTCTATTATTAGGTAGTGCAACGACATTTCCTTTCCATTGACCTTCTGTTAAATATAATACATGACTTTGTTTATGTTGGTCTGGACTATCAGCTATCTCATGTTCTGTATAATCAACAGTAAAGATATACTTAGCTAAATAAAACTCACCATCTATCTTGGCATACCAAGGTGATGACGACGTTCTATCTATACTGATAGCAGTATGATGATGGGACATACAATCCCAAGGTTGACATAAATGATTTTCCATTCTTTCTGGCCATTCTTCTACAGGTATATCTGCAACTAAAGCTTGTATTGGCATACGAGCCCACATAGCACCGCCATGAACATTAGGTTCGTCGTCCTCTATTTCACAACCTGTAAATATAACTTGAAATGATAGTGACCTATCAGGAATGCAATTAACTGCTACAGCTAAGCCGTGCAGGAATTCACCATGGTAATTTTGATGACCAGCTGTAAATTCTTTTCTTACCCATACCTTAAAGTAAGGGATATTCGATATTAAATAAGACATCTCTCCTCCTTATCTTATTTTATTTTACTTTACCGCCTTTTTTGTAGCCTTTTACTTTACCGCCCATTTTATAGCCTTTAGCTTTTTTGCTAACAGCACCGCCCATAAAGTAACCTTTTGTTTTTTTAAACATAATTATTTCCTTTTTTTAGTTGTTCGTTTTTTAGCTGTTTTTGCAGCTCTTTTAAACTGTTTATCAGTGGGAGCTCCTTTAGCTCCTTTTTTCCTCATTCTTTCGCCAGAGCCAGCTGCGATTCTTTTTTTCTTAGCATGAATATTTGCATATAAACCTTTTTTAGCCATTTAACATTTCCACCTTCTTCTTGCTTGTCTAATCCTGGAATTAGGATCATTTCTAGTTTTAGCACTACTTCTTTTTAACTGACCCGCTGATCTAGCACAATAACTTTTTCTTCTTTTTGCAGCAGCACTACCTTTTTTAACTTTACCAGTAACAGCGGTTTTTAATTTAGAGCCAGGATTTTTTCTTTTATAAGCAGCAACACCTTTCTTTGTCATACCTGCACCAGACTTAGTAGAACGGTAATTACCACCTTTGCCTGTAGTTCGTCGTATAGGTTTTGCTTTTTTTCTCTCAGCCATTAGTTTCTGTCAGATAAATTTCTTAATCGTTCAACATCAATATTTTCCATTGTCTTATCTTTTTGGAGTTTTTGTAACTCAAGAGCAATACGTCCCGCTGCTATCTCTTCTTGAGCATCTATACGTTCACGAGCAATAGCAGATTTATCTAGGGCGTTCATTTCGCTAAATTGATTTTTCTGTTCTGCCATAGTATTTTTAAAAGCATCTTGTTGCGTTTTAATAACAGTATTTGTCTCAAACTCTTTAGCGTCTTGTTGTAGCTTAGCACCTTGTAAAGCTAACTCTTGTTGACGAATTTCTACTAATGGATCTTCGTTAGGAGGAGGTGCAAGTACTTCAGACATTTGTGCAGACATCTCAGCAATACGCTGAGCTACTTCGTTTTCTATTTCCATTTGAATTTGTTGCATAATTTCTGGTGGAATTTGACCTTGATATTGTTCTTGTAGCTGTTGTAGCTGAGGTCCAAATTCTTGCTCAACAATTTCACGAGCTTGTAAACTAACATGTTCATATATGTGAGCTGTAAGAATGCTAATAATATTTATATTAGACATAACAGCAGGTGTACGCATAAATGTTAAATGTGCTTCAATATGAGCTTGATGATCTTGACCTGGAAAAGCTTGTAATCCTCTACCTTGTAATGCATTAGCATTTTCTATGCCGGGGTCTACAGGTTGCGGTTGCGGAGGTGGTGGTAATATTTTTTCAATACTACGAACACCTAAAGCTTCGTACATTCTTTTGTACGCTTCATACATACCAGCAGGACCATGAACTTGTGGGTTAGACTGAATAAGTTGTAAGCTTGTTTGTGCAATAGCAATTCTTTGTGCTGTAGAAAAAATGTTAGGGTCTGATACAGGCATAACATCTATTCTGTCATCAAAGTCAGCTTGTTTAATATTTGGATCACCACCACTTACTTCATAAGGGTATACAGGTGGTAAGTAATCTTTAAATAAACCTGCTAAAAGATTAAACTCTATCTTTTGTGCGTAGTGTAATCTTTTATGTATAGCAGACATAATTTTTGTACCACGCTCTAACATCGCAACAGTAGAACCAACTGGTCCGTTTTGTTCGGCTAAAGGCATGTCGGCAACAGATGCAAATCTCTTACCGCTTTCTACTATTATGCCGAGTAACTGTAATAAAGTTCCTGAAGGTTCTTTAAAAGGTAATGGTATAATAGATGCACGCAAGTCACCGCCTGGAGCGTCTATATCTCTAAATTCACCAGGTTGTAATGGTTCTGCTTCATCACGAACTCGTATACCTCTAGCTTTAAAACCAGCAGGTAAGTTTGCTAAAGTACCAGCGTCAATAAGCTGACGTAAGATAGATGTAGCTGAACGTGATAGGTTACCAATAATGTGTGGTAAACCAAAGCCGTAGAACCCTAGACCCGGTAAAAATTTGTAATGCACAAAATAATTATTAGGATCTTTTTTAGGATCTTCTTCTTTATAATTTCTTCTGATGCTTAAAATATTAGAAGAACCAACATCTATTGTAACAATATAAGGTACCTTAATTCCTGTTGGTTCACCATCTTGACCCATATCTTCAAAGCCTGGTAAATCTAAATAGGTATGAATTTCATAAATTTCTAAATCATCTTCTTCGTAAGTATTTGTAGAAGACTCGCCAGAAACTTTTTCTATAGTTTCTTCTAGGTCTGAATACACATGTGTTGGTTTAACAGGTACATCTCTGTAAACTCCAGATACTTGGAACTTACGAGCATCGTTGCCTGTCATTTTTAATCTGTGCGTTAAACGAATAGCATTTGATAAATCAACAGAGTTATAAGGCACAATAATATCTTCAGAATGAACAAAACGTGCCACAGGCCGTTCCTTCATTTCGTCATAGTAAACTTTCTTAAACGCAGAACCAGATAAAGGTAAGTAGAACAACAGCTGATCTAACTCAGGGTCGTACTCTTCCATGTTGTAACAAATCTGATAGTTCATAAAGTCTTGAACTCTTTGTGATTGTTTTTCTGTTTCAGGGTTTGGTTCTCCAACTATCTGAACTCTAACGGGTCCACCAGCTGGTAATAATTCTTTATAAGCTTGTGCTTGGAATTGTGTAACACTCTCAGCAAGAACAGGATGCGTAACGCCCGCTGCTCCCTCGAAAGGTTCTGTTCTATCATCTTCTTCTACACCAAGAAGTTCTAAACCACGTTGGTATATTTTTTCCCAATCTTCACGGGCTGAAATATCAGAATCAACTGCTGCAATAAGATTAGAAGACAATGCTCCTAATTCTTGATCTTCCATGTACTCTGAAAGATTAGCATCAAAAGGAATTTCTTCCCCTGGCATTTCTGTTTCTTCAACAAACTCTCCAACTTCAACAGAACCATCTTCCATTTCTGTTATCTCACCTGAAGCTATTGCTTCGGCAAGTTGTGGATTTATTTCAGCAGTATCAATAGGATTACCTTCAATAGATAATTCTTCTTCTTCTGGACCACCTTGTCCAAACGGATTCTCAGCCATGTGACTTCCTTATATTAAAAAGTTCCTGCAAACTTACCACCTCTAGTGGCAGCACCCATTGATTTCATAGTTCCGGCTCCAGGACCTTCTGGAACAGTAACTGTGACTTCACCTTTAGTTTTTTCAACTTTAGGTGTTTTAACTTTATCTATTACTGGTTTAAACATTAGTAGTACTCCTTTCTTCTAGGGATATCTTCATCCCAATCCTCATCGCTTGGATGACGTATAAAGCCACCTTCACGAAATCTCAGTATAGCCTGTGACATGGAATCTACCAAGTCATCATTATCTCCAAAAGGAAAAGAGGCACATTCTTCTACCATCTCTTCTGCCCATTGGAAGTCTGGTCGCCATACAAGTCCAGACTCAAACATCGGAGCACAGGCATGAACTCTTGAAACTTTGTCTTGGCCTGAGCGTCTTCCGCCTGGTGAGAAATTTATAACAGGTATCCCCATATTTCTCAACTCCTGAGTTAAAGGTAACCCTGAAGCTTTAGCTTCTATTAAAACTACATCTGGATTATGCTCTGAAAATGACTCCATTGCAATTCTTTTTAAATCAGGGAACTCCCATCTACCTTTCTTGCAGTCTAGAAGTATAAGGCTTGGTCCAGAATCTTCATTTTTATAAAATACACCCCATGTACTAATAGCACTATAGTCTGCTGTTTCTGATTTTAAAAATGCAGTATCATAAGATTGCAATACATATTCGCATGTAGGAGGCTCATCCTCTTCCCACATTTTCCACCACTCTCTTTTTATGATAGCACCCTCAGCGGATGTAGGTTTTTGTAACCATTGTGCATTCCATTTAGCAACAGGCAAAGAAGATTTAACTTTAAGCAGTTCGTCTTCAGACCAGAAGTTTGGCCATAAAACCTTTCCGTCATCAAAGATAGCTGGGAACTCAACGACCTCCCATTGATCTGAGTTAGCTTCTGTTTGTTTTTTAAGAACCTCCGCTGTCAAATCTTTTGTAGACCAACGTGTCATAACAACAACGATACGACCCCCTGGTTGCAATCTTTGTCGAGGTCCAGACGTATACCACTCATAACAATTCTCCATAGCAGTAGGAGAAAGAGCGTCTTGCTCCGAATGAGGGTCATCAATAATGAGGAGGTCAGCACCACGACCAGTAATCGCTGCACCAACCCCCGCCGCA